GCTTCTTTCTTGATTGCTGATAATGAAACAATTTTTGAATCAGATTTTGGTTGTTTTTTGATCCCGGATGTGTATTCGCCGCCAATTATAGTATTTTCTTTCATGGTTCTCGCAATCATTACATTGTTTGGACGAGCCGTTGAAATCCATTGGTAAACACCTAATTTACCTGGAACCTTTTCAATAACTTGTGTTCTTTGAAGAGACATTCCTGTATACTTTGAAACTCCATAAGTTCCATACAAGTCGCTTAATCCGGTAATTTTTCCTTTTTGGAGATGAAGATCATAAACATGATTTAAAAATTTCTGCATTTCCTCGTGTTTAATTTTTACATTCATAATAAAAAATTTAGTTAATAATAAATGTTATTTTTCATATAATAAAAAGGTAATATAACAAAAATATTTGAAATAAAAAAATATTTGGAATAGAAAAATAGATTTATATAGTAAAGGGGCGTAAATATATATAAAAATATTGATAAATATGCGTGCTAAATTTATTTATGAAGCAATAGGTGATGTTTTAAAGGGTAAAACAATAGGTAATGTTCTAAAGGGAAAATCTGAAGAAGAAATATCTGATGTTATAGAAAAAGAATTTCTTAGAAAGAATAAGGTTACTATAAAACAAGCTCAAAAAATTGTAAATGAATTAAATGAATTAGATGTAAATGCTAAATTAAAGGATTATTTTAGTAATCCTGCTGCGTCAGTATATATTTCAGATATGCCAATAGAAATAAAACAATGGCACATATTAGATCATAATAGAGTTATACTTGAATCTCCCACAAAGGCAATGGGAGAGGAATTATTAATGGCAGCAATAAACTTTTCAACATCATCACGTAATAATTTTAAATTAGAAGGAAGTGACGGTGGTTTACAATCATCAATAAGTATAAGTGATGCAAAAAAACTAATTCGTAAAATAAAATTAGGAATAAAATATTTTTCTTATAGTGATAAACAATCCAATTTATATGATAAATATGACTCGGATGCATATCATGAATGGAGCAAAATACAGAATAATAACTACTAGAGATAATGATTTAAGATTGAAAATTTATTATAGATATATAAAATAAAATAGATTAAATATGAAAGCGGGAACATTTAATATTCAGGATTATTTAAATAAACTTTATGAAAATGTTAATGAAGAAGATTTGACATTAAATGAGGAAGAAGCTGGAAGTTTACCTGATTCAGAAGGTATTATTTTACCTCCAGAAAATAAGAAAGCCTATGATTGGTTAAAAAGAGAATATCAAAAAGGTAAAACTGAAGTTAAAGTTGAAATGTCTTATCATGAGTTTAAACCAGGATATCATCTTGATACTGATTTAAAAAGTGTAAAAGATTTTAAACCTGGAATGTATGGTGACGTTAAAACAGGAGACACAGAAGGTGGCAAAGCACCAAAAGCAAATGCTCTTTCTACAACAAAGTTTCCTGGTAGTGAAACTAAAGGTGATTCCGATAATAAAATAGATAAGAATGAATCTTCTGAATCTTCTGAAGGGGAGGATAAAGAACAAAATGGTATAAAGGTAGAAGCTAAAACTAAAGAAGATAAAACTGAAGAAGATAAAAAAAAAGCAGTAAAGTAAACGAAGTTTTTGGTTTATCTAAAAAAGAAAAAGGTATTAAAGTAGATCAAAGAAAAATTATGCAAGCAAAGGCTGAAATTGAAAAATACAATCCTTCCTCTTTATCCGCAGAACCTGGAAAAAATTCTACACCTGAAGATATATCAGACCTAAAACGTGTTAGAATTAATATGGCAAAACAATATATGCCAACCCTTCTTGAATTAAAACCGAATTTATTTGATTTAAATCAGGGAATTATAGGAGCTTGGCGTCAAATAAATGACGAGCGTGTTCAAAGTATAGTTCCAAAAGAATGGGCAGTTTATCTTATAAATAATAATTATATTGATAATAAACAAGCAAAAGAAAAATTATTTAAAGAATTAGATAATGTTAAATGATAACCTACTTGAAGATAGATTAAATGCGGTGAAAGAAGGAATTCCTATTCCCAAACCACCCAAATCTTTATATCCAATTCCTGAGCAACCACAACCTTTTTTAATATTTTTATTAAATAGAGGTATTAAATTATGTGATATGTTTTTTGCTTCTTTTCTATATGGCTTTGCTATTAAAACTATATTTTTTCTAGATTGGTCAATATTCGGTGCATTAGCAGTAGGATTTTTACTTAATAACGTAATAACTCTTTGGCCAAAACACATCTTTCCAAAACTTTTTAAGAACTAAGTTATACAATATTTAAAATTTATTATGGAGCGAGGAAAATTAATTTGTATAGAAGGAATAGATTCTTCCGGAAAATCAACCCAACTTAATCTCATTAAAAAATATCTAGAAAAAAATAATCTTTCCTTTAAATATTATCATTTTCCAATGTATGGTCATAATCAATTTTCTGATATGATATCAAGATTTTTAAGAGGAGAATTTGGAACTATTGATGAAGTAGATCCTCTTTTTGTTGCTAATATATATGCAATGGATCGTTTTAGATTTCTTCCTACATTAAAAAAAGCATTAAAAGAAAATGATGTTGTTGTATTAGATAGATATGTTTATTCTAATATAGCATATCAAGGAGCTAAATATCCTAAAGAATCTGAAGATAATAAAACAATTAGAGAATGGATTTATGAATTTGAATTTAATTTTTTAAATCTACCATTCCCTGATTTAAATATATTTCTTGATGTTCCTATTGAAGTAATTAAAGAACGTTTAAGGGAAGAAAGGGAAGGGGAAGATAGAGAGTATCTTAAGGGAAAACAGGATATACATGAAGCTGATTTAGATTTTCAAAAAAGAGTAAGAGATAATTATATTCTTTCAATGGAAGGAACAATTAATTGTAAAATTATTCCCTGTGCTGAACCATCAGGAGATTTTGGCGGACAACATTGGTACGTTCTTAAACCAGAAGATTTATTTGAATCTTATAAAAAGTATTTAGATTTTGTTTTACTAGATAAAGAATTATAATGAAAGAAGAAAAAAAAATAATTTGCCCAGCCTGCAAAAGTTTAAATACAAAATTGATAGAAAAACGAGAAAGTAATGGAATAATAGGCCCAGGATTTTCTTCATGGGTGGTTGATAGTTATTATAGTTGTCAAGATTGTGGTTGTCGCTTTGATAAAATAAAGTAATGGATAAACATATAAATGATTTCGGAAAAGAATTTAAAAAATTATACAAATTAACAAAACCAAGGTCACCATTATTCATAGAATTTATGACAGATGATTTACCGGATGAATGGTTGATTGATGTGGTTAGATATAAAAGAAAAAGCGGTATAGTTGTGGAACATTATGTTATACTTAGAAAACAACTAGAAGGATGGATTAATATGTATAAAAAGGAAAATTGGGAACTTTTAACAAAAGATTAACTTTTTTAAAAAAAATTAACATACTAAATGTATTATATTATGAAAAACTACCTATTTTTTGATATATAATAATATATAAAAATGAATATTAAACAATTAAATAACAATTAAATAATTTTTTTTATGACAAATCAAAAACAAACTAAAGAAACAGTTGCACCTAAAGTTGCACCTAAAGTTGCACCACAACCTCAAGTTGCACCAGTTGCACCCCAAGTTGCACCTCAAGTTGATGCAACTCAACCAGTAGAAACTGATGCCTATGTTCCAACATATAAAGTTAAGCCTGAATTAAAAGAAGCTGTTGTTAAAGCAATAGGAAAACATCCATTTAATCAAATTGCAGGACTTATGAATGCAATTAATGTAGAAGTTATGGATCATAATTCTCTTACACAATTTATTAATGTTCTCGGTCAATTCCCTTATGTAGAAGTAGCAGGAATTCTTACAAATGTAAATTCCTTTGTGGAACAAATAATTTCGGATGATTAGTATATTTTTATAAATGTAAATTCATTTGTAGAATACAATGATATATAGAATAAAAACTATATGTCTAAGAAATTTAATTTTGTTTATATAACAACAAATGTTATTAATGGTAAACAATATGTAGGCGATCACTCCACTAATAATATAAATGATAGTTATTTAGGAAGCGGTCGACCATATTTTGAAAGAGCAAAAGAAAAATATGGAAGAGAAAATTTTAAAAGAGAAATTTTAGAATCTTTTGATACGAAACAAGAAGCTTTTGATGCGCAAAAGAAATATATTAATAAATTTAATACACTTGTTCCTAATGGATACAATTTAAGTCCAACAGGAGGATTACATGTTAAAGGATGTTTTTACCCTAATAAAAAACACTCAGAAGAAACGAAAAGAAAAATGAGTATTGCTAAAAAAGGAAAAAAACTTTCTGAACAACACATTAAGAATCTTAAAGGAAAAAACAAAGGCAAAAAACACTCATTAGAACAAAATATTATCCATAATAAAAAAATCAGTGGAAAAAATAATTTTATGTATGGGAAAAAACATTCTGAAGAAACAAAAAGAAAAATGAGCGAATCTAATAAGGGGCAAAAACGTTCAGAAGAAACAAAAAAAAGATTAAGTGAATCTCATAAAGGCAAAATAACTTGGATGAAAGGTAAAAAACATACAGAAGAAACAAAAAAGAAAATGAGTGAATCTCATAAAGACAAAAAATTTACAGAAGAACATAAAAGAAAATTATGTGAAGCACGTAAAGGTAAATCTTCACCAATGAAAGGGAAAAAACATTCAGAAGAAACAAAAAAGAAAATGATAGAGGCAAAAAGAAACAAAAACATATTATTTAGTTAATATTTATATGTACAAAAAAGAAAAATCAATACAAATATTAGCTATAGAATTTATTGAAAAAAGAGATAATCGATCCTTTTCGGAACTTGTTGATAGACTAAAACCTGGATTATTACTTTTTTCAAATAAATTTGTTAATGATAAAGATATTTGTCAGGAAATAATTTCCCAGACGTTTATTAGTGTATGGGAAAAAATAGATCAATACAATAATAAATTTAGTTTTTCAACTTGGGTTTATGCTATTGCTAAAAACGAAGCTCTTGGACAATTAAGATTAAAAAAGAAAAATTTATCTCATGATAGGTTATCTGAAAATCATTCAAAGATTTTAAAATTATATTCTACACCAATTTATATGGATCTAGAATGTATGATACCAAATGGAGAAGAATTAACAAAAAATCTTTATGATCTTACACTTATGGAAATAAATAATTTAAGTGAACCTTATAAGAAGGTAATGTATGAGAGAGAAATAAATAAAAAACAATTACAATTAATTGCCATAGATTTGGGATGGAATTTAAATACAGTAAAAACGAGATTAAGAAAAGCACGGCAAGATATTGCTAATAGTTTAACGAAAAAATATCCAGAATTAATCGAAGCATATAATGAAAGCAATTAAACCATTTCAACCAAAAAAATGGGCAATATCAATGGTTATCAAAGATATTGTAAATTATCGTGAGTGGATTAAAACAATTAATAAAGAAAAAGCTAATCCAAATTCTTTATGGCATAAATTTGGAATGAATCATAATTTCTTTTATGTTATTTATCTTCCTATTACTCTACCTCAAGAAGATAAAGTTTTACCTGATAATATAAAAAGAATGCGTGTTATCGAAAAATTAGCACCTGTTCATAGATATATTGATGAAGATTTGCAA